ACTACTACGTCATCCCGCATACGATCTGGGCTCCTGAGCTGCTCAAGGATCTACCCGAGGTTTCAGGGGTAGTCGTTATCTACCCACGTGGGAAGACCGGCTACTCAGCCCAGACTGTCCGTAGGGCCAGGCCGAATAAACGGGCCAAGGCAATCACGGCCCAGGACGCCATCGACCTGGGGAGACTGGCCAATATCAGAATGTGGGTCGCCCTGCTTGGGAAGACCGAGTACGATAACCTCTCGGTCTCACGGAGGGACGCATGAGCCAAAAGATTTCTGGTCATGTTCAATGGTTCTTGGCAGGAGGCCCCAGGCACGGAGAGACCTTGCTTGTTGAACCAACGGAAACTTCAGTTGTCTTCATGGCTCCGGCGATCCCCAGGGGAGTCTGCATGTACAAGCAAGAGTACCGGAGAGCAGCCTTCGTAGACGCCGAAGGGATTTGCTACCTTGGTCTTTATGCCGCAGCCACTCGGGAGCAGGTGGATACTGTGCTCTGGTCACTGGCTAAATCAAGACTAGTGATCCGGAAAGCCATGACGACGTAGATTCACCAATCACCGTAATCAAGCCCACGTAGATCCAACTACTGTGGGCTTTTCTTTTGTCTGGAGAACTCAACATGACCTTCAAAGGCATTCAACAGCATCTGCCCATCCTTGTGATGCCCTCCGTCGAGTCGGCGAAGAACCAGGGCTACGATTACAGTGACGGGACCTTTCAAGGCAAGCCCATCACTCCGGTTCAGATCAAGCAGGCGATCTTGATCAAGGATGGCATGGTGAGCGGAAACTCTACCGTCGATCTGATCATGACCGATGAGGCAGGGAATCAGATGGTGGTCATGCTCCCCACCTCCTTGTTGAAGGCTCTACCGTAAGGTATCAGCGTGATCTGGCTTCTCATCCTACCGATGCTCCTACTGATTGGGGGAGTCGCGATTGAACTTTCGACCTCGAATCAACCCGCCTTGACCGGGAAGAAACCGAAGCCCCCACCTAACCCACCGTATCTGTGAAGCACGGTACGTAGATACCCACGTAGTCACGGCAGCTCCTACCTACCGTGATGCTGGAGTTAAATATGATGAAACGCACCCAATTGATCAAGGAGCGCACGAGGCTCGCCAAACCTCCGGGAGATTCAGACGGTCGCGAACGGAAGCACGGTGGCCGTCCGCTCAACGCAGTGAACAAACGGAGTAAGGAAGCCATCGCTCAGGCCCGGCTCACCGGAAAGCTCCCCCACGAGATCCTGCTGAGCATCGCACGTGGTGAGGTCCAAGAGGAAGTGGTCTTGGACAATCATGGACGCCAGACCAGGAAGAAAGTCAGCGTCCCGTTGTCGATGCAGAAGGAGGCCGCGCAGGCCGCCGCACCGTACTACGCGCCAAAGATCAGTACGGTCGAAGTGATCAGTGGAGTGGGAGACGATGACCTCAATCAACTCATTGCGCAGCTTGCCGCCGAAGCAGGCGTTAGTCTTACTCCTAGCGGAAAGGGCACGCCGGGAGAAGGTGAAGAGGGAACGCCGCGTCGCGCTGAACTCAAACCCTGACGTACGCCCTGAGTTCCGTGATGGCCCTAGTTTGATTCTGAATCGAGCCCACCCCCTCTCGGACCTCTACTACAAAAAGAAACGCTACAAGATCGTTTGGGGCGGTCGTGGGTCGGCCAAGTCCTGGGGCGTCGCTGAAGCCCTAGTCCGTCTGACCGCGGCCCTCCCAATTCGGGTGCTCTGCACCCGTGAATATCAGAACACGATCAAGGACTCAAGCCACAAGCTGCTCAAGGATACGATTGAACGTTTGGGCATGACCACGTGGTTCACGGTCACGGATACCTCGATCAAGTCTCGTACCGGGGCTGAGTTCATCTTCAAGGGCCTGCACGCCAATGAGGAAGGGATCAAGTCGACGGAGGGCATTGACATCTGCTGGGTGGAAGAAGCCCAGACAGTGACCAGTGCCTCCTGGAAATCGTTGATCCCCACCATCCGGGGGGATGAGGCAGAAATATGGGTCACCTTCAATCTGTTGACTGAGGATGACGCGACCTTCCAACGGATGGTGGTTCGCCCGATGGAGAACGCAGGCCACGATCTGAATGAATGCTTGACGATGACGAGCTTCGAGAATCGGCGCTACATCATCCATAAGCTGAACTACGATTCCAATCCCTACTTCCCACAGGTGTTGCGGGAGGAGATGGAGGAGGACCGCGAAGCCGACTTCCACATGTACGAGCACGTGTGGCTGGGCATGCCACTGCGGGTGAGCAATGCCATCGTGCTTAACGGGAAGTACAAGGTGGAAGACTTCGATGATGAATTGTGGCGCTCTGCTGATCGGCTCCTGCTTGGGGCTGACTTTGGCTTCGCTCAGGATCCGTCGACCTTGATCAGGGCGTTCATCATCGAGAAGGGCAAGGAGCGGCATCTCTACATTGAGCACGAGGCCTACGGCACTGGCATCGAGCTTGACGAGATGAAGGAGTTCTACGCGTCTGTGCCTGGGTCAAATGAATGGCCTATTAAGGCAGACGGCGCCCGGCCGGAGACTATCAGCCACATGCGGCGTCAGGGGTTCGCGATCAGCGCGGCGGAGAAATGGGACGGCTCAGTGAAGGATGGGGTGGCCTACTTGCGGGGCTTCACCATGATCCACATTCATACGCGCTGCGTCAATACGGCCCGGGAGGCAAGGCTCTGGCGCTACAAGGTCGACAAGCACCAGGTAGACGAGAAGGGCCAGCCCATGGTGCTCCCGGTGCTGGTCGATAAGAACAACCATACCTGGGACGGCATTCGATATAGCCTTGATGGATACATCACTCGCGGCGGGGACCTGGGGATCTGGGCGAACTTGGGCAAGGACCCAATGCCTGGTGCCGGCCGAGCCATATCAGAGACCAAGCATTGAAGTAGGAGTTTCAAATGGGATTGCTGAAGAAATCCAAACCACCGGAGCCGGCCACGGTTCAGGAAGAGCCCACCCCGGCGGTACCGCCCCCACAACCTGAAGCAGTGAAGGAAGACCCCATGCCAGCCCCCACTCAGGCGCCGCCGACCAAGCCGAATCCCCCGCTGGCCTCAACTGCGACGGTTCAGGCCGTGATCGACAAGATCACCCGGGCGGTTGATTCCAAGACCCCGGCCCTGGCTATCCCATACGTCCGGGCGGTCCGCACCTTCACGCTGCCTGTAGCGGTCGCCCGCTACAAGGCTGAAGCTCTTGCCTACCTTCAATCCCTTCAGTGAGGCCATATGACCAAGATCCATATCCACCTTCATCACCGGACCCACGATGCGGAGTTCAAGGAGTCTGATCATCCCCGTGCGACGAACGGACAGTTCGGATCGGGAGGCAGTGGGGGATCAAAGCCAGTCCGGAAGGTCGAGCGGACCCCCATGACTCAGGCGAATAGGAACCTGCAGGCCCAGAACCTGAAGGAGTCGAAGAAGGTGACCAAGCAGGCAACCCCCGCAGGTCACTTGAAATCCGGGGTCCAGGAAGCTGCCGAAGCCGAAGTGGCCCAAGCCCGCAAGCGGATTGCGGAGCGAAAGAAGAAAGAAAACGAAGCACACGCCAACTTGAAGAGCCATCCCAACTACAGCAAGGAAGATCACGAGTATCTGAAAGGCGAAGGATGGACGGCTGGGGAGATAAAGCAGCGGTGGGACTCGGAGCAGTTCTATAAGAAGAAGGCAAACCGCCGCTGACGTGGTCCGGACTCATTCCAGATCACACGATAAACCAGAAGTAAGGAATCCCCATGTCCACAGAAGTCCTTGCCGTAGGCACCGGCGCTGCTGATAGCGCCGACGTCGTCATCACGACCACTCCGATGCTCCTGCATCTGAAGCCCGATACAGGGGTGATCATTCCGCAGAACTTGCCGGCCATCGCGGTCCAGTTGAAGAACACGACCAACAACACCTACGTCACGATCGCCGCGCTTGATGGCCTCACCTCGTTCTTCCTTACTCCTGGGGCTGGCACGTACCGGGTCCATCGGAATGCTGGCATGCCAGTGAGCGTGGGCGTTGA